AATTTAATAAATAAAATATGAGTGAAGAAGCAAAAATGGCGCTATTCGTTTTTACGGTAGGAATGATATTAATAACAATAGGAATGATTTTAGATGAAACAAAAAATAATTGATTACATAAGAGAAAACGGATTAGACACTAAAAGCCGCGCCCGTGAATATTCTTACCGTAGAATGTTTTTATTTAGTTTGTTACATAAACAAGGGTTAACACTTCAGGCGATTGCTGATATTTTTCACCGCACACATGCGACGATTATACACGGTATTCGAACGGATGCACACTTTATAAAGACGAACGATGAAATTTATAAACTACACATTCAAAAGGAATTAGATATATTCACACCGTTAGTTGAAATGAAACGTAATATATTTACTGAAGTATTAAACGCGCGGAATACAACGGATTTAACGACTATTGTAAAACGAATTAAAAACAACGAATACGAACACCAGCCAAAAGATTTTATTTAGTGCAGTATAACACACTTTTATATACAATAAAATATAATTTACGTACAACACTAAAATATAGATGCAATAACATATAATTATGAAAATTAAAAGAAACAAAACAAGATTATTCCTATCTAAATTCTACGTAAAGATGCGTAGAAAGTTTATAAAGTTAAAAATTCTTAAAATAATTGGAGTAAATGAAGAATTTGATTAAATAATTCTTATATTTGCAAACGTTCGGTCTCACACTATACGAACTAAAAGATGTTATTAACCCTTTCAACGAAGCTGACGTGAGACCCAGCGGACTTGATTGGGTTTTTTTATGCTTAAAATTTTACAAATGGCAACAGACAAAAAAGGATTTATTTTATACGCTGATCAAAAGGCGTTATTCGACCAGTTACCAAATGAAAAGGCAGGTGAATTGATTAAGTTTATTTTTTCTTACGTAAACGATGAAAATCCAGTAAGCGAAGATTTAATTATAAATTTAGCTTTTACACCTATTCAACAACAACTAAAACGGGACTTAGTTAAATACAAAGAAACTAAGGAAAGCAGAAGTAAAGCCGGTAAAGCAGGTGCTAACAAAAGATGGCAAAATATAACAGAAGATAGCAAACGCATTCCGAGTATAGCAAAAATAGCTGATAATGTAAATGATAATGTAACAGATAAAGTAATAGATAGTATAGAAGAACGTAAAAACAAGTTTTACGATTCGCTTACTGAATATTTATCTGAATACCCAAAAGAAATGATTAGAGATTTTTTTAATTACTGGAGTGAACACGGAACTAAAGACAAAAAAATGAGATATGAAAAAGAAAAAACATTTGGAATTAAACAACGTTTAGCAACTTGGTATAATAGAAACCCAAAACAATATACTGAAACCGAAGATTGGAAACAAGATAAAGTATATTTGATGGCAAAAGCGCAAGGATATGTTAAATAAACAAGGAGATTCAATAAAATATTTATTAGACTATAAAAACGGTAAAATAAAACAAGGCTTAGAAATTGGCTGCATGTTAGACGATTATTTAAGATTCAAACCTAAACAATTAAATATAATTTTAGGACACGACAACGTTGGGAAAACGTATTGGATTAATTGGTACTTTCTAACGTTAGCTTTAAAACACGGATTAACTTTCTGTTTATGGAGCGGCGAAAATCAAAAAGGACAAATATTAAGAGACTTAATACAAATGTATTCAGGAACTAAATTTAAAGAATTAACCGAAGCACAAATCGTTAGTTACTCAACTTACTTAGAACAATTTTTTACATTTGTAGACAATAGCAAATTATACAAGCCAAAAGACATTTTAAAAGTATTTGAAGAAAGCAAGTGCAAAGTTGGATTAATAGACCCGTTTACCGGATTAGATCGCGAAATGACATATTCAGGTAATTACGATTTTATGAATGCAGCGCGTGAATTTGTGAATAGAACTGGAATGACAATATACATAAACACGCACCCAAATACGGAAAGCGGGCGCGGTGCTAACGTTTACACTGAAGGGGATTTTAAAGGAAGTTTAAAAGCACCTATGAAAGACCATATTGAAGGCGGAAAAGCATTTAGTAACCGATGCGATGATTTCTTTGTAATACACCGATTAGTAAAACACGAAACTATGAAGTACGTAACGTGGGTAAACGTAGAAAAGGTAAAAGACATAGAGACGGGCGGGCGTCACACTGGAATAGAAGAACCAATTTTATGTAATTTTAATTCAGGATTAGGCTTTCAAATTGGAAATGTAGAACCGCTGAAGAATTTACGACCAAAACACGAACAAACAAAGATTGAAGAACCGCGTTTAACGTTGTTAGAACAAAAAATGAATTTAATAAATAATAATTTACCCTTTTAAAAATAAAGTATGTTAGAAATGATTAAAAGAAAAGCAGGAATGAATGTTTTATACTGGAGATTAAAAAACAGTTTAGACGAAATAAAGACGAAGCACCCTGAAAGATTAGATTTAATTAAACCAATGGAAATAAGTTTAACCGAAGTTGCTGAATGTCTCGAATATTTAAATTTTTGTGACAAAGTAACACGATCTACGAATAGCAGAAACCACGACTTACAATTAGAAAACTTAAAACTTAAACAAGAAAACATTAGTTTAACAAAACACGTAAATAACTTAATTAACGGATTATGAAAGAAAAATTAGACTACAAAACATTAAAAGACTTGTTTGCAGAATTAGACGAACAAGCACAAGAGTTAATTGATTGTGGAAACTCAAAAGAAAAAGCAGAAGGTTATGGAATGAAAACTGTAACTAAATCAATTTATGATTATTGTAAAAAAAACAAAATAGTATTATGGAAATAAACAAAACGTATAAGGGAAACTGCATTGAACTTGCTAACCTTTTGGAAAATGAAAGTATAGATTGTATTATTACAAGTCCACCATATTATAACTCATCACATAAATATCAAAGAGGTACAGGTTTTCATTATACTGCCGATGTTGGAGAACCGTTATATGTTATACAAGATGTATTTGAAACTTTAAAACCTAAGTTAAAAGAAGACGGTATTATATGTTTAAATTTGGGTTTTAGTTACGGTGAAACTGGAGTAATGCGTCCGTTTGACATTTTAAATAGATTAAGAGACAAAGTAGGATATTTTGTAAACGATATTGTAATATGGCATAAAAACAACCCCATACCGATGCAAAATAGATTAACAAATGCAATAGAATACGTTTTTATTTTAAGTAAGCACCCAATAGGAAAATATTATACAAAAAAATATACTCATAATGTTTGGAAGTTTTCAGTTGACTCAGGTGGGAAAGGACATTCAGCAGTTTTCCCAATAGAATTACCATTAAATTGTATTGAACATTTTACAAAAGAAAATGACGTTGTATTAGATTGTTTTATGGGTAGTGGAACTACTGCTGAAGCATGCGTTAAAACAAAACGAAATTACATAGGGTTTGAAATTAATCAAGATTATATTGATATAACGGAAAAAAGAGTTCAAAAAGTTTTAAATGATTTATCAATTCCAAATTTATTTGAGGAACTATGAAAACACGAAAATGCAAGTATTGTAAAACACCCTTTCAACCGATTACAACGCTACAAAAAAACTGTTTCGAACCAAATTGCGTAACCGACTGGATAAACGAAACAAAGAAAAAGCAATGGACGAAGAAAAAAGCAAAGTTAAAAGCTGAATTAATGACCGTTCAGGATTATATAAAATTAGCGCAGCAAGTATTTAACAAGTACATTCGTCTTCGTGACGCGGGACAAAATTGTATTTCATGCAGTAAACCGCCAAAAAAAGAAAACGCGGGACATTATTACAACGCAAATAACCACTGGAACGTTCGATTTAACGAACTGAATGTACATTTACAATGTGAACACTGCAATACTTTTTTAAGCGGGAATTTAATCGAATATCGGAATAACTTAATTAACAAAATCGGATTAGAACAATTAACACTTTTAGAAGCTGAAGCGAACAAAACACGGAAATTTTCAGTAGATCAACTAAAGGAAATAATTAACACGTACAAAAAAAAGATTAAACAATTTTAAAAAAAAGTATTGTAGATTAAAATATAATATCTATATTTGCGTATAATTAAAAATTAAAGTATGAAAAATTTATTTAAAAGTCTTGCAGCGTTCCAACAAGAAGTGAAGGTAATTCACAAAGCAACGCAAGGGTATGGTTATTCTTATACCGACCTACCAAAAATCTTTAGTGAAATTAACCCGTTACTACAAAAACACGGATTAGGATTTACGCAACTGATTAACACTAACGAAGGACACAATTATTTAGTTACAATTGTTTTCCATTGTGAAAGCGGTGAAAAAATAGAAAGTTCTACATTGATTCCGATTGTGCAATTAAAAGGAATGAACGAATACCAGTGTTTTGGTAGTGGTGTTACTTACTTTAGACGTTACTGTTTGAGTAGTATTTTAGGATTAGTTACTGACAAAGATACGGACGCGTCAGGCGAACAAGTAAAACACGAACCAAAGAAACCCGCTATTGATAATAAAAGATTCTTAGAAGCCATTAAAACTATTCAACAAGGCGATTTTACAGTAGAAAAGTTAAAAGCTAAATTTGAATTAACTGAAGAACAAACTAATGTAATAAATGAATTGTAAAAACAAGTAACCAATATAAATAAATATATGTTTAATTTAACAGAAGCACCAATGGCGAACAATAGTACCCACGTGCAACAAAAAACAGAAGTAAACAAAGTTTACAAAACAAGTGATTTATCAATTTTTAAACAAATTGACGGTAACAGAGTTCCAAATTTACAACACGTAAATAGGTTAGCAAGTTCAATTCGTATTAATGGAATGAAGTGTAACCCTATTTTAGTAAATGAAAAGATGGAAGTTATAGACGGGCAACACCGTTTAATGGCTGCTAAAGATGCTGAATCTTTTGTTTATTACATTATTGTAACTGGATATTCACTTTCTGAAGTACATACATTAAACCTTAATCAAAAAAATTGGGGTAAAAAAGATTTTATGGAGGGTTACGCTAATATGGGTGTTGAATCTTATATTAAACTTAAAAACTTTATAGCTAAAAATGATGATTATACTTTCAATGATTGTGTAGCGTTTTGCAGCAATATAACTACAATTGGTTGTAATAAAACTAAAATATCAAGACTTGTTAAACCTGAATTAAGTATACAAGAAGTTTTTGAAGAGGGAACTTGGATAGGTAAAAATTTTAATTTAGCTCAAGAATTTGCAAGTAAAATACGAATGATTAAACCTTATTATTCAAATTATAATAAAAGTGGATTTGTAAGTACAATGATAGGATTATTTCAAAAAGAAACATTTGATTTTAATGATTTTATGCATAAAATAAGATTGCAACCAACTGCAATGGTAGATTGTGCAAATCGTGAACAATATAGAACTTTAATAGAAGATATTTATAATTACCGTTCAAGAAACAAAATTAATCTTAGGTACTAATGAAAGTAAGATGTTCGCAAATAGGAAAATTAATGACAAACCCCCGCAGTAAGGGGGATTTGTTTTCGCAAACTACTAAAATGTATATTCAGGAACTTGTTTTGCGTGATAAATACGGAATACAAAAAGAATTTAGTTCACGTTATACCGACAAAGGAAACGAAGTAGAAGATAAAAGCATTGAATTATGTAATAACGTTTTAGATTTAGGATTTCTTTGGAAAAACGAAGACTATTTTGAGAATGATTACATAACGGGAACGCCCGATGTCAATACGGATACTTTTTTATTAGACGTAAAATCAAGTTGGGACGCTACTACTTTTCCGTTTTTTGAAAGCGAACTACCAAACAAAGATTATTTTTACCAACTTCAGGGTTACATGTGGCTAACTGGCAAAGAAAAATCTTTACTATGTTACTGTTTAATAAACACCCCGCCGTTGATCGTTGAAGATGAAATAAGACGCGAACACTGGAAATTGCATTTAATAGACGAAGATTTAGGTTTACGGGAACACGTTTTAAAGAAACATAATTTTGACCATATACCTATGGAAAAACGAATTCGTGTTTACGAAGTAGAAAAAGACGAACAAGTAATAGAAACGTTAAAGGAAAAAATAGAACTTGCAAGGGAGTATTACGAAATGCTAATGAAGGTATTATGACACCAAAAGAAAAAGCAATTTATTTAGTTGAAGATTTCGCCAAATTAGATTTCGGATTAAATGATAAAATAGTAATTGGTGTTAACCATAAAAAACAAGCGTTAATTGCTATGGGTGAAATAATAGAAGCTCTTAGTTTTAATAGCTGGCAAAATAGAAATGAAATAGAATACTATGAAGAAGTTAAACAAGAAATAGAAAAGCTATGAACATACAAATAGAAGATAAAATAGTATTACGCGTTTTAGCACGCTTCAGTGAACGTTCGAACGTAGGAATAAGGAAATATAACACAACGTTAGAAAGAAACGATTTAAGCACGTTAGAATGGCTTACACACGCACAAGAAGAGGCTATGGACTTTGTATTATACTTAGAACGACTAAAAGACGAATATAAAAAGAAATGAGAATAGTAATAATAATAAGTAAAGCAATAATAATACTTTCAATAGTAGCTTGTATTTACTCGATTTATAAAATGTTAACTTTAAAATAAAAATAGATGGAAACAAAAGAAAAAGCACAACAGTTAGTAGATAAATTCTACAATTTACAGTCAAGTATTGCATGGACTACAAATGATGAGTTAAAACGTCAAGCCTCTATATTCAATGATGAGTTAGGAGAAGATGTTGAAATCTATTGGGATAAATTAGCTAAGCAAACAGCAGTGATAGCAGTTGATGAGATAATTAATCAATGTTGGGATTATCGAGAAATTGATTTAGAAGCCTCTTATAATTATTGGCATGATGTAAAACAAGAAATAATTAACCTTTTAAATAATAAATAACAATGGAAACAAAAAACAATTCAGGTGCAATCTTTAAAAACACGAATAAGAAAGCCGAAACCCACCCCGACTACAAAGGAAAAGTAAACGTAAACAACAAAGAAATGGAAATAGCGTTATGGGTAAAACAAAGTAAAGACGGTAAAAGCTATTTTAGTGCAAGTTTCAGCGAACCGTATGTTAAACAAGAAGCACCAGTTCAACCTTTGCCACCGATTATTAACGACGATCTTCCGTTTTGATATGTATATAAACGATTACGAACTACGTGAAAAGCTATTAGAAATGTTAAAAACACGAAGTAAAAACGAAATAGTGCAATCAATAAAAGCTAAAGGATTCAAGTTTCATCAATTCCAAATAGATAAATTTCTACAAAAAAAAGATGTTAACATAAGCACGTTAAAAAAGATTGAAAAATACGTACTTACTGAAGAATACAAAGAACAATTTTACCCGTCTTATTAAAGGCGGGTTTTTTATTTCAATAAATATGTTTAATTTTACGTTCCATGAATAACAAGTTCTTAATTGATTTAGTAGAACACCACAACGAATGGGTTAAAATTGTACGTGGATTCGGTGAATACTTTTATACTGAAGATATCGTTCAAGAAATGTATTTAAAGCTATCGAAACACGAAGACACTGAAAAGTTTTACCGTAACGGAAAATTATACAAAGGGTTTATTTGGATTACACTTAGAAACATGTTTATTGATTACCAAAAAACAAAATTAAGATTAGTAAAAGTAAGTATTACGGAAGCGATTCAATTAAAAGACGATAGCGAAACAAACGAAAAAACACGCGCAAAAAGTAAAATTGAAGATTTAATAACGGAAACAGTTAAAAGTTGGCACTGGTACGATCAAATGTTATTTAATTTGTATAGGGATTCCGGATTAAGTTACAGACAAATAAGTACCGTTACGGGTATTAGTTTTAAAAGTATATATTCCACGATCACAAATTGTAAAAAGTCACTAAAACACGAAGTAAAGGAGCATTACGAAGATTATATAAACGAAGATTACGAATTAATAAAATAAATTATGGGACGACCAAGAAAAAAAGCCGTTGGATTAGGAGACACGGTAGAACAAGTATTAAAAGTTACAGGAATTGCAAAAGTTACTAAATGGGTATTAGGTGAAGATTGCGGATGCGATAAAAGAAAAGACACGTTGAATAAATTATTTCCATATCGTAAACCCGAATGTTTGGACCAGCCGGAATACGAATATTTAAAAGCATGGTTTGGAAAAAACACGTTAGACGTAAAACCAACTGAACAAATAACAATGCTAAAAATTCACAGTAGGATATTTAAAGTAAGAAACGAACCTACTTCATGCAGTTCATGTTTACGCGAAAAAATCCAACAACTTAGAACGGTTTTTGAAACATACGAAAACGAATTTAACGAAAACACGAATTAAAATGGCAAAAGTAGGAAGACCAAGAAACTTAGATAGTCCCGAACAACTATACGAACTATTCATAAAGTACAAAGAGAACGTAAAAGCAAACCCAAGAATAAAACATATATACGGCGGCAAAGACTTCGAGGAACGTTGCGAGCCTTTAGAATGTCCGTTAACAATGGAAGGGTTCGAAATTTATTGCTGGGACAAAGTAGGAGTAATTGAACAATATTTTAAGAATTTAAACAAAAGTTACGAAGAATATTTACCTATCTGTTCGCATATACGCAAAGAGATACGACAAGACCAAATAACGGGTGGTATGGTAGGACAGTATAACCCAAGCATTACGCAGCGTCTAAACGGCTTAAAAGAGCAAGTGGAACAAACAAACATCGAACAACCTTTATTTAATTTGAATGTTAAAGGAAACGACAGCGATAAATAAAATTTATAATTTAAATAAACGGATTAAAATAATTCAGGGTGGAACTTCAGCGGGTAAGACCTTTGGAATACTGCCCATTTTAATAGATAAAGCAGCACGCCAAAACGGATTAGAAATAAGCGTAGTTGCTGAAAGCATTCCACACTTGCGTAGAGGGGCGTTAAAAGACTTTCTAAAGATAATGAAGTGGACTAACCGTTACTACGATGAACGTTTCAATAAAACGCTTTTACGGTACGAATTCGCAAACGGTAGTGTAATTGAATTTTTTAGCGCAGATGATTCAAGTAAACTAAGAGGAGCACGGCGGGATATACTATATATTAATGAGTGTAACAACGTGAACTTTGAAAGTTATAACGAACTTTCAATACGTACAAAACACGAAGTGTATTTAGACTTTAATCCAGCTAATGAATTTTGGGTACATAAGGAACTAAAAGACGAACCCGATTCCGATTTCTTAATTTTGACTTACAAGGATAACGAAGCCTTCGATAAAGCAATAGTAGACCAAATAGAAAAGAACCGCGATAAAGCCGCTACAAGTACTTATTGGGCTAATTGGTGGCGTGTATATGGACTTGGTGAAATAGGTTCGTTAGAGGGCGTTATATTCAGTAACTGGAAACCAATTGACGTTATACCAAACGAAGCTAAATTAATCGGAATAGGATTAGACTTTGGATATACGAACGATCCAACCGCAATAATCGAAATATACAATTACAATGGAGGGCGAATAATAAACGAACTAAAATACCAAACTGGTTTATTAAATTCCGATATTGCTAAGCTACTACCAAAAGACGTAGTTGTTTACGCTGATTCAAGCGAACCAAAATCAATTGAAGAAATAAGACGGTACGGAATAACGATTAAAGGCGTTACAAAAGGTAAGGATTCAATTAACTACGGAATAGACGTTATGCAACGCCAAACGTATTTAGTTACCTCAAACAGTACTAATCTAATTAAAGAATTACGGTCTTATACGTGGGACACTGATAAACAAGGGACGCGTTTAAACAAACCTATTGATAATTTTAACCATGCCATCGACGCGTTACGATACCATGAAATGGAAACGTTAGGACTGAATTCGAATTACGGTAAATATTCTATATACTAAATTCACACTAATGAAAGACGACCTACCGGAAATGGTGCGCACAGTTGAGCAATACATTCAAGATAAGACGGGAAGACGGATTAAAATAATATTCGACAACCCTATGAAAATTCACATGCACTTACAAATGTTAGCTGAAGCGTATAGTATTGCGATTGCTTACTACAATAAACAAAATAATTAGTTAAATAAATATGAAAACGGAAATTAACGTACCTACTAAACTAAGTGAAATTCCTTTAAAGAATTATCAAGACTTCATGAAGATGGTCGAAAAGTCGAATGATGAAGAATTCATTGCACAAAAGACAATAGAAATATTTTGCGGATTAAATATGCGTGACGTTATTAAAATTAAATGGAGTGACGTAAAAGAATTGATTGCACATTTTAACAATCTATTCAAACAAAAGTCTGAATTCGTGCCAACGTTTAAGATTAAAGATATGGAATTCGGATTTATTCCAAACTTAGAAGATATTACGTTCGGAGAATACGTGGATTTAGAAAGCAATATAACAAGCATTGACAATTTTCATAAGGCAATGGCAGTAATGTACAGACCTATTAAAACACGAAGAAAAGACAAGTACGAAATAATCGAATACACGGGAACAGCTGAATTTAGCGACATAATGAAATTTGCACCTTTAGATGTTGTAATTGCTGCAAGTGTTTTTTTTTGGAATTTAGGAAACGACTTAGTACAAGCTACTCTTTTATCTTTGGAACGGGAAATGAAGACGAACCCGAAACAAATGACTACAGCGAACGAACTCAGTTTAGCAAACAATGGGGTTGGTATAATTCAATCTATGCACTCGCTAAGGGAGACGTTACAAAGTTTGATGAAGTCACAAAGTTGGGGGTTAGAAAATGTCTTACCTACCTTACTTACGAGCGACAAAAAAACGAAATAGAACAACGCGAAATAAACAAAAAATTTAAACATGGCTAATTTTTACACAATAATCGACACGTTAAAAAATCATTTGGATAATGACGCAATCGTAAACACGGTTACAACTGGAGATATTTTTCAAGTTGATTTAGGTAAACAAACAATATTTCCGTTAGCGCATATTATGGTAAATTCGGCGGTTTTTGAAGCTAATGTAATTCGTTTTAATATTAGTTTATTGGCTATGGATATTGTGGATATTTCAAAAGACGAAGTAACTGAATTATTTATTGGAAATGATAACGAACAAAACGTATTAAATACGCAGTTAGCAATTTTAAACAGGTTGTACGAAATGTTACGGCGCGGCGATTTGTATTCAGATAATTTTATGGTGGATGGAAACCCAACGTGCGAACCATTTGCGGAACGATTTGAAAACTATTTAGCGGGTTGGACAATGACTTTCGATATTTTAGTGGCAAACAATATGACAATTTGCTAATGAGTGAAACACTAAAAGCACTTCAGCAATTTCGGGACATTGTGGTAAATGAAGCAAAGGCAAATTTACGCGCTCAAGGAAAAGACGCAAGCGGAAAACTTTCGAATTCAATCCAAGGTGAAGTAAAACAGATGCCAAATTCGATAGGCGTTTATTTCAATATGGAACCATACGGAAATTTTCAGGATAAAGGAGTAAAAGGAGCCAACCCAAACAACGTTTCAAAAAATGCAAGGATACGCGGCCAACAGGCACCAAACAGTATTTACAGATTTGGTTCGGGTAATTATTCAGGAACTTGGAGTACGTTCGTTTCAAGTTTGGAAAAGTGGGCTAAAAGAAAAAACATACGGTTACGTGATGAAAGCGGAAAATTCAAAAAAGGAAATTACAGAACGATAGCCCAAGTTTTAGCAAAAAATATTTATTCACGTGGAATTAAACCAAGTTTATTTTTTACCAAACCTTTCGAAAAAGCATTTAAAACTTTGCCAGATGTTTTAATTGACAAATACGGATTAGACGCGGAACAATTGTTAACGCAAATATTAGACACAAATTTAAAGAATATCAAATGAGTATTTTCGCACGAAGTCCGTACATTGTTACGGTAAATGAAACGGGACAAGAAGGTAGTAAAGTAGAATTATTTATTTGGAACGGAACGGGCAGCGCACCCGCAAGTCCTTCGTATACTTTGAGTAAATTAATACCCGCTTCAAACAATATAAACACGGAATATAATATAAGTCCTTACTTACGTGAGTTCCTTACGTGGACGGTAAGACAACAACCGTACAACGGATTTGCCGCAAGTCAAATTACACAATATTGCAGGGTGCAAATTAAAACGTACAAATTAGTTTCAGGAACTTATACTTTAGTAGACAACGATACATTTTACGCTTACGATGGTTTTGGATATTACGAAGAAGGTTTTAATCCGTCTTTAGTTT